ACCAAGGTGTAGCTTGTAACCAGCATCAGCATTGAGGTCGTTACCAACCTTAGTCCGAAAGCACAGACCAAACACAGCTCGACCCTGCTGACCGAGAATCACACCAGGCTCAGGCTGTGCAGAACCGTCGCACTGAGCAAACTCGTCCGGATACGTGTACGCCTCGACTGTTGCACCAAACTGCTCGAGTGAGATCAGGTTCAGATACTTGATGTTATCGGCATACGTAGGATTCGCCTCCGCTCCGGACGGAGACTCAGTAACCGACACCAAGCCATTCCAAGCGAAACCGCTGACATATGCGCCGACGCCATTGGGAATGTACAGGACACCATGGTCGACACCAGTTTCATACTGGCGCTGACCTGCGGCATCCCAAGCAAGCACGCTCAAGGGATTCCTCCTTAGAAGTAAAGGTCAAACACGTCGTGGTTTAGATTATCCGCCACGAAGAAACGTTTATGAGTACACATCGGGAGTTGAGCGACCTTATCGGGAACCATGCTATCTGGATTCTTATCGATTACGGTCACTTGGTATCTCTTGGAGTATCGATACGGATCGTTGTCAGCAAATTCGGTACTCGCTCTGTCTCTGCTGTACGTTATGCAAGGATATTGCATTTGAACGTTTGCAGGAGGTTGGAAATATACATGATCAGTCCCTAGAAGGATCTCAAGGACCGTCTGGAGGGATGTACGTTGGGCCATTGTAGACACCTCCCAACCTCAAGAGAAGACGGGGACTCTGCACCTCGACATCCGAGACTTTCCACAAAGTCCCCGCCCACTCGACATAACGAATGGCAAAGAAATGTTCGCTGGCATACGCATCAGCAAGGATACTGATCGAGTTATTAACGGAGAGATCGTCATTAACCTGATCTCCATCCTGGAGCCTGCGTGTGTTTCGAATAACATCGCCATAATACTGATATTCGACGATAGTGTCTTCCCAGACTCCAGGACTTGTCACAGATTCTACGGTCTCTCCAGCATACCCAATTTTACCGTAGAACTTTGCCATTATAAACTCAGATCAGGCGCGCTTGTAGAAGGACCACAGCGTGTTGGCGTTGTTCGCGAAGTAATAAGTAGCGGCAGGAACAGCCACCACCTCAAGTGTCTGGTCAGCAGTCAGAGCAGCCTGAGCGCCAGCAACCAGAGTAGCTTCGGTCACAGCGTTCTTGTAGGTGACATTAGCCATCGTCGGGATGGTCACAACACCAGTAGACTGAACGAACGTAGGCGCAGTCGGAGCAGCAAGCAGCGTATCGGTAGAAGCAACCTTCTTAACGACGATAGCCGACTTGATCTTGACAAGAGCTCCAGAAAGCCGAGTCTCGGTCAGATACTTCTGCTGGTTGTAGTCGATGTCGAAGTCGTCGAAGAATGAAACCTCTCCGCCGCGGTCTGCGCCGACGTTGTAGTCAAGCAAGTTGACAATAACGCCAAGAAGATCCGCCTCGTCATTCATAGGCTCAACCGTGACGATATTGTTAACGCCGAGAGCAGCAGCAACCTCAGTCTTGTCCTTGTAAAGACGACGGCCAAGAGTATCCCGAGCCTTCAGGAACATGTTCAGCGTACGAATGGTGGTATAGAAGTCCGGAGTTCCGGTACCCTTGTAGTACTCCATACCATCCAGGATGGCGTCAACGACCTCTTCGTACGAGGAGCTGGCGTCGTCCACATTCACGTTTACCGTAGTGACGTAAAGCTCGTGGTCGTTGAGAATCGACCTGATACCCTGACCATCAGCGGCACCAATCGGATCCTTGACCTTGTCCGCGTCAGAGATCTCGCGACCATCGCCAATGAGGATCGCCCGAGCAACTTCCTCCTCGAGCATGATGCGCATTTCCTGCTTGAGCCACGCCACGACATCGAAGTCCGTGATATCCAGCATGTCATCGCGATCAAGCTTCTGCTTCTTGTAGACCGTGGTCGGGGTAGTGGTCCTCTTAACGATCCCGAAGAATTCCTCCTTCTTCAAAGCGCCCTTGACGTAGCCCTTGGCCCGAGCCTCGTCCAGAGTCAGGTCAGCAACCAGGCTCTTAACCCTCGAGAATGGGCTGTGCCGGGTGCCGTTCATAACACCAGCAACCCACTCGGTCCTGCGCTTGTTGAAGTCGGGCTTGTCGGTAAGGGTCTTCGCGTCCGGGAAGAGCAGATCGACATTGTCAATACCGTGCTTAATTGCGTACTGCTCAACAGCTTCCTTCAGAGAACCCAACCGCTTAGCGTCGGCGACGATTCCCTCAACGTCAGCGTGAGAAAGGGCGTGGTGCTCGGGGGCCGTAGTGTTATTCTTGTCCTCATCGAAAACGTTATGACGCATCTCTGCGGTCCCTTCATTGTTGTTGAGGTCATCCTCATCGTTTGTGGTTCCTGACTGCGCCACAGATCCGGTAGCGGCCTCGAGTGCAGCTCCGATCATGTAGTGAACAACCTGCTTCTGCTGATCCGTAAGGCCGTCGTAAACGTCCTGAATAGTTGGTCCGTCGGCATGCTCCACGTCAGAGTAAGCGACCTCGGCGGTACCCATTGGCCCGTTTTTCCCATCGTCCGCGGTTCGTACCGACTCGTTAGTACGACTCGAAGTTCCGACAACAACGCCATCAACGAGTTCAGTAGTACTCGACGAGTTCTTTGTCGTATACGTCTTCATGGCGTGCTCAATGTCCAGACCAGTGAAGATAACGGCCTCCTCGGAAAGAGTCTCAACATCTCCGTCCGAGTGAACAACCTGCACGAAGTCGATGACTGCTCCCGGATTAGCACCCGACAGCACGAGACTAACTTCACGAATGAAGCCATGAAAAACCTGCTTGGACCTCTCAACCAGCTGATTAGCGTAGATAGACAACGACTTAATGTCGCCATGCGCAACCAACTGCTTAGCGTTCTGGCCATGCTTCGTTTCGTTGAAGAACCCTCGAACATAGACACCGTCTGAACGAGCTTCAAGAACTCCGTGGCCGAGAACGTTTTCCGGGCTGTTATGCCCATGCTGCCAAACGAGCGGAACCATCTTACCGTCCATATGCTTGAAAGCATCGGGCATGATGGTTCGTCCGTCGGAGCATCTGAGGCCGGCCTTAGTGGCATATCCGCTGAAATCAGCTTCCATTTTGACTGACTCCTCCCTGTACTGGTAATGGTGCTGGCCCCGACGGAGCCGGCATATTGCTATTTCGAAGCTCGTCGGCCTTTGGATCCTTCGAAGGCTTCCAACCGATGACTTGTCGAATTTCGTTGGCGGTAGCAATCTCGTTCCGAGTAAACTTATCTGAAATCTCAGCGATCTCACTAATCGGAACAAGCTTGAACGGATCTCTGAAGAACACGATAGACTGCTTTTGAGATCTAGCGGTCTTCGTCAAGAAGGTTCGACGCATGGCTTCTACTATAGCCGTAAGAATTGGCTGAATAGTCCTATTGCTGTAGTTCAACATAGCCTTCTCGTCAGCCGTACCATTCATAACTTCTTCGGTAAGGCCCAACTGACTATACAACAACCCAGTCAAATACTCAACCTGCTTAAGAAGATTGTTCTCGGCAGGCCTGTTAAGCTGAGTGATCTTCTCGGTTCCATCCGTATAGGCGATGCCGTATTGGCTGCCCTTAAGTTGAAACTCAACATCCTTACGTCTTTGTTCAGCCTGCGTTCGTCGAGCTTCAGACTTGATAACGTAAGGCAACTGAATGATGAGATCAAGCTTCCCAGAACTTGATTGTTCGTCAACAGCGTCAAGAAGATTCAACTTATGAATTAGTCTACGCAACGTCGAATTCGGCTCGTTCATAACAGGATAAAGCGGATTTTCGACAATCGCGACAAACTTCTTTTCGAGAGTAATCTCTTGTCTTAGTCCTCGTTGCTCATTATAAAGGTTAACACGAACGTGCTGAGGGAACCATGCTGTAACTTCTCCAACGCGAAGCGTTTTAATGTCAAAGCTACTAGAAACGGTTGGGTCAATAGTGGTGTCAACAGGAACAATAGCGCAAACGCCCTTATCGAGTAGCGTTGTAACTACGTCCAAACGCAAATGCTGAGCGGCCTGGTCGACGTTGCCCTCAACAGTAAGACAATTGTTCAGTCCACTATCAACTTCGTCCAGATATCGACCTTCGTCGTCAAGACGAACGTGTCGAATGTCAACGGAAGCCACATCAATAGCAAGTCGCGTATAAATCGAGGAGATGATGGAGCGTTCGTTTCCGAAGCTGTACCGCCTTCGATCTGGACTAGATCCAAACGAAGAAACCTCCCCATAAGGAACCGTTGGAGGTTCGTTTGTCGGATTGAAGGCGTTCCACATATGCTTCAGCCGTGCCATAATTCCGGCCACTTGTCACCTCCTCTCCTTAGTATGCTTATCGACGGTTTGGTATTTATGGACTGACTCGAACTTAAATAGTTTACGGCTTTCGAAACTTATCCCTACCGCCAGAAGCAATATCGTGGAAACTGACTCGTCCCACCATAGTAAGCACATCTCGAGCCTTAAGCTTTCCGTTCAAAACGCGATCGAGGTGTTCTTGTTCTCGAGCAGCCTTCCTAGATGCTGCGCCCTTAAGGCTCTTACCACGAATCAAATCATGCGAACTGCTACTAACAGCAACCGCTACCTTCTGCCTTTTATTCGCGGTTCCTGAAGCGACTTTGTTCAAGATGTCGACGCCTCGCTGTTGACGACTGGCATAGGCTCGACGAGTCCCCCACTTCATACCTCGAACGCCATAGTGGACGACATCATCAAGGGTTGGTTTGTCGTTTTGATCTAGAATCACTCGAACGCCTCCTTGTTTGCTTTGTAGGCGATATACGCGTCCATCATCGCAGCCACGTTGTCAATCTTCTCAGATTGGCGCTTTTTCAAAAGTTTACGATTGCCATTGGTATCTTGAATTGTGATTGCATTTCCCATCGTAAACGCCATAATGTCCTGATCGAAAATCAGGAGGCGTTCTCCACTAAGAATCTTCAATTCGCCCAGCGGAACGGATTCCGTTCGAGCTCCCTGAATTACCTTCTCTATCCCAAACGATCCGTTTTCCGCTTCGTAGCGTGCAACAAATTCTTTTGCGTTGTACGGGTCGTAACCAAAAGCTCGAACATCATATTCAGACGTTTGAATGAACTGATCTAGATCATCATAAACTTCATCCATGTCTAGAATCGTGCCCTCGAGAACATTAAGACTACCCTCAGCAATGAATTGATCGTACTTCAATCGCATAGCGCCAGGAAGTTTCATCAACGTTAATGACGTAATATAGCTTCTAGCCTTAATGCCGAACGACCCATTAGACAATGGAAAGAAGAAAGTGAATGCACAGAAGTCGTCACCTTGGGACAGGTCAGCTCCAAGAGCACACGGAAGCTGCCAGAACTCTCTTTGACGATGGGGAAGCGTTTCTTCATACGTGAAGAAGTACGTATAGCCTTCCATCGGTATACCAAAGCGCTTAGCTAGGATATCATTTCTAGAAGCCGGAGCTTTCTCGGCTCTTTCGACATCCAATTGATATGTTTCGTAAGAAACCGTACGGCCAATGTTCGGGTTACACTTAATCCACGTGGACGGATCTGAAACTTCTTCCAAATCATCAAGCTTATAGTGAAAGATGGAAACGTGAGGAGCTAGATACTCGCCCTTGAGAATGTCCGCAAGTTCCATTTTGATGGTATCGCCAGAACCATTACGAACGGTTCCTTCGGAGCTAATGGCGACAATCAAGTAATCTTCAAGTTTAGAGGCTCCCTGCTCAACAGCGCCAACAACATCTTCCCTTGTGTCGCCAGAGAGCCATTCGTCAATTGTTGAAACCTTGGGACGAAGACCCTGCAGTTTAGCGATTGCCATTGGACGAACTTCGACCAAAGAACCCGTAAGAAAGTTCTCGATGCCCTTCTTGGTTGAGGCTAACTTGACTCGAGTTGCTCTAGAGCCGGTTGTGTTCTGAAGAGAGCCTTCTGTTAGAAACTTGAACAGAGGTCCTCGACTCCGTGTAACGGCGGTACGAATTGGCGACATCACTTCATCGGCTTGCTTCATCGTTGGCGCTGTTGTAATCTGATGCGTGGTGGAGGTATCTACATTTAGAAAGTAACTTTGTACACAAGCCGCGTACATCGACTTGGCAGCACCTCGGGCCACGATCAGGTACTGCTTAGTTGTAAGACGTTTCTTGATCGTTCGTTTGACATAACGACCGCCACGGTCATCTTTGTACGGCTCATAAACGCTTCGCTCTACGAAGTAATACCAACCGAAAATCTGTTCGGCCCATAACTTGAACGATGGAAGAAGATGAAGATCGCTCCCGTCAGTAAGGGTTAGTTCATTTTCGCAGTAGCGAACAAAACCTTCAACTGCTTGATCATCGTAGTATATGTTTCGGTTGGCGATAAGCGCATCAATCCGATTCATCTCCATAGAAATTTCCCTGTTTACAGGAACATCTCCACGAAGAACGGCATCACGAAACTGACCGTAGTAAATCGGAGTTGCCTTGTTCGATAAGGCCATCGCCAACCCTCCTTTCAGGCCGTTGAAACTTTACTTTTCAGTTGTTCTCCAAGCATCTTTCCTACCGGAGAATTAGAAAATTGAATGGCCTGATTAACCGTGTTGCCCGCATTCAGAACACCATTAACAAAGCTAAGCCCCTTCTTAACTTTAGAAGGCTTAGCCGTCAATCTAGAATATTGCTGCTCGAGATTCATTCGATTTACTACGTCTTGAAGCTCCTTCGTTGTAAGCGCCTTAGTAGAACCCTTCTTAATCTTCTTCTTGGAAGACGCAACTCGAAGCGCATCGTCACTGGCACCAGATGAGGAATCTCCGTGTGCGTTTCGACGAACTCCCCACTGCATTCCCTTAATGCCAAAATGCTCAAGAACATCTTCGACAGTATCCACATTACCTCCTCTCTTCACTACCATAATTGTCTCAGCCGGATAGCGGGGTGATAAGTGACCCGTCTTCATACCGGTTATTAGTTTGCGTATACGTCATACCAGACTGATACTTAAATGCCTGACCAGAGAACCAAGAATCCGGGGCAAAGATGTTGTCGTCGAAGCTTCCAATGTCAACCCCAGTCAGCGTATCCTTGCTTACGTTAATGGTGGTTTCGCCGCCATACAGATGGTTCTCATAAACTTGACCAACCATCTTGTTACTAACGTTGTTTGTGTAAATTATACACTGAGACGATTGCGGCTGATCGGTATGCGCCCCAGTAGGTTGATCACCAAATCCGGACGCTTGACTGCTGTATCCATGAATAGAGTTCCAACGAATAATAAAGTCGGTTCCGCCTTCTGCTTGGATACCGTCATTATGCGTGCCATCAACCTGTTCAGGGTCGTCCGACCACCAAAGTAGTTCGTCAATATGGCACTGCTCAACCACAGTTACAGTAGTAACATCTCCGCCAATACTGCGAATACGTATGCCATCCTTGAACCGCCGAATACGACATCTTGTTGCTGTAAAGCCGTAGCCAACAATAGCGTATCCGTGGTCATTGTTCGTGCAAGTTTCAGCTTCAAACGTACAGTCATTGTACTGCGTTCCTGAATACGACGCCGTAGTATCATCACAGTTTGCCGTATCACTAAACCAACAACGGTTGTAAATGATGTTGTTAGCCCTACGAAGAGCCTTACCCTTAAACCACACGTCGTTAAATACTTGCCCTGCGGTGGAGTGTGTAACGTCTCCGTTAACAACAGTTAGTTCCGAACGTGCGCCAAGACCGCCCACAATACCCGTCGTAACAATCGGATCAGGTTCGTAATATCCGCCGTTCAAGTCAGACCGAGCCATAACCGAGGACAACGGCACTTGTGCTACGCCACTTACCATAGCGCCTTTGGCGCCTTGATTCTTACCTATGGTTACTGAGATTTGAGTTGGGCAAACATGACACATAACCGGTTTACCCAGAGCTATAATAGAATCCCAAACAGCCTCGGATGCTCCGTACTCCATCCCCAAAATATCGCCTTGTCCGTGATACGTTGCGAAAGTATCCGTATCATAAAACATAGCGTTAGTCACAAACCCCGCGGCCCTAGCATCGGCTAGCCATGAATTGTTACTGTTTCCAGGAACGTATTTAGCTACAATCCTATCCTGCCACTCAGGACGATTCTGAAGAATACCGATCAGTTCAGTCCTATGCGCCAAAGCCGCTTTTGGATCGATAAACAGAACGTGAGTCTTAAGATATGAATCAAGAATTTCATCCAACGTCATGTACGGACGATGCGTTGAATCTACCGGAGCGATTGTTGCCGGAAGAATATCGTAGGCCTGAACCTGAGCCCACGTCATAGCAGAAGCTACTAAAGTGGATCCAACAGACCCAAGGGAAGTTCTATCCAGACTGGCGTCATGAAGTCCAAACCACACCCCATCGCTGGTCCTTGCAAGAGAGACCTCGAGTGAGCCATACCCACGGAGAGCCGCCTGCGTATATGCCTGCAAACTCATCTCAGGCCAGTTAGCAGATCCTCCGCGATGGCCACAATAAAAGAACTCTTCGGCCAACATCGCAGTGATACTTTCGTATCCCGGATGGATCATTCCGGCCCATTCAGCCGGAACCTGAGTATCTCCAGCTGCAGCAACATACCATTCGCCCGAAACCAGTACCGAACCGTCATACAGGTGTCCTGGGTATCCTGGAGAAACCGCGTCAGGAATCGGAGGAATAATAAACTGAACTGCTGCGCCGTTAACAGTCTGCGTGTTAATCGTTGTAAACGTGACGTCGCCAGAAGCTGCGACCGTAGCGAGTCCCTTACTGGCGATTGTGATGGTGCTTTCTGCGGCTGTTCCTGGGAGCAATGCTAGACGCTTAGTCCATCCCGTTCCAGAAACCGTCAGGTTTGCATCCACCTCGGAAGCTGTGGTTCGCTCTTCTCCAAACGCAAACACCATTGAGTTATCAACCAGTGTAGTAACACTAGGCGCAATAGTATTCACGGTGCCGCCGGAACCGGCTCGAGTTCCGATCGTCCCTACTATCCAGTCAGGAACATCCTTTGCGTTCGCCCCATCGATCCACGCAGCACGATACTTGACGGTGTTAGCTGCACCGGTATTTGTCTGAGGGATAGTATAATTTGTATCTCCAGACGCACGCTTCTTAGCATACAAAGCATACGACGTCGTTGTGGATGTTCCCAAAGCCTGCCAAGCGACGAGCGTCGTAAAGCCTGTAGGTGCTGACGGCGTTACGGATGTTGCTACGCTTCCTGCTGAGTACGCAAAGATAAGAACGAAATCGTCAGTAGCAAGAGCTGTTCCTGTAGTTCCAGCGGACATATCAAGAACATAAGTGCTTCCATTCACGCCATTCTGTTGGGCCGAAAGATAGCCCTTGATTGTACCCGAGGGCATCGTTGTCATGTGCTATCCTCCTTTACCAACTCGGAGCTTGGAATCGTCCACCGAACAGAGCTATACCAATAACCGAAGAAGTACCACCAACCGACATCCAACCGCGTTCTGACAAATATGCGGTGTTGGCTGGGATGTCTGTAGATGCGCCAGTATTTCCACTAACAACGGCACCACTTATAAGATTGGTTACTTTCCAATCCAAAGACGTAGCATTAGGAGCACACCAAATCTCAATCTGATACATAGACGATCTATCAACAGTAGGGACTAGGAAAGACGCTCCCAGATCAACCAAGGTTGATCCCGCGGAGGAATCACTGTGCATCAATTGAACGTTAGTATCCGCCGAACCCCAGCCCATACCGATACAAGAAACCAGTGCGGTCGACGGCTCAACGTTAGTTG